CAACAGATTCAATTAACATCACAGCAGGTATTGGTTCTGATATTGTTCCTGCACAGGATAATATTTACAATGTTGGTTCATCTACAAAAAGATGGAACACAATATTTGCCAATGAAGCACAAATAGACAGTGTTAACATTAAAGGAAATTTAATTCAAAGTAATAATACAAATGCTGATTTAGATTTAAGATCAAGTGGAACTGGTGGAGTAAGAGTTGAAAACTTTACAGTATCAGGAGATACAATGACAAACGATTCAGGAGACTTCATAGTTAATCCTGCTTCGGGTGTGTTTAGAGTTGACGGTACTGGATCTGTTAGAATTCCAACAGGTACAACTGCCCAAAGACCAGGTTCTGCATCAGCAGGTATGATGAGATACAACACAGATGATTCAGTGTTTGAAGGATACAACGGAACAAACTGGTTGGCATTGTCTGGTGTTTATGACCTTGACAAAGACACGTACATCACTGCTGAAGCCACACCTGGTGCAGATGATGACACAATTAGATTTTATGCTGGCAATACTTTGGTAGCAAATGTAAATGCAACAAGATTTGATGTCACATCTTTACAAGTGGATGACATAACAATCAGTGGAAATACCCTAACAACCACAGGAACTGACCAGGATTTGATCCTAAATGCTCAAGGAAATGGTAGCATCAGAATTGAAGACTTCAAGTTTGAAGGAAATGCGATAACTAATATTATATCTAGTCCAATTGTGTTAAAAACAACTGGAACGGGATATATTGATGTGTCAGATTCTGGTGGGTTTGTACTTCCGGTTGGAACAACAGCAAACAGACCGTTTACACCCATAACAGGTATGATACGTTACAACACCGCAGATCAACGTGTTGAACTGTACGATGGAAACCAATGGGGTTCAATTGCAGGTTCATCAGGTGCTGTAAGTATTATTGACGCAACAGAAATAGCAGTGGAATACGCACTGGCATTAGGATAGGAAAAATATGGCAACAAATTTTAGAAACTCTGTAACAAAAAGTGTAGGAACTGTGACAACGGCTGTGTACGAAGCCGCACCAGGATCATACACAACAATCATTGGAATGGTTTTAGCAAACTTGACAGAATCAGTTGTGGAAGCCAGTGTAACACTGACAGCAACTCCAGATTCAGTTACAGGATTTATTGTAAAAGATGTTTTAATTGCACCAAACTCTAGTTTACGTGTGTTGAACTCAGGAGAAAAATTAATTGTGGCAAGTCAAAACAGTTTAAATGTAAAATCAAACATCAACGACTCATTAGATTGTGTGTTGAGTTACGTGGAGATAACATAAGATGTCAAACACAGTTGGACAGGATACTTCAGTATATCTTCAAAATGGTATCAAGGACAGATACTTTTATGGATTACGAAGAACCGACGAAGGAACTTTATTCATCGGTAAGGTTGACCAATTATCTGCCAACGATCCTGTATCAATAAACAATCCAGGAAACATTGACGACAACTTTAAAGAATTTGATCAAGGTTATGATTTCTTTGAAGGTAGAGATTTAAATCATGCTAAACCATTTAAAAATTTAAGATACGAACAATTTAGATGGGACGATGTAAATTTAAATTATTATATTAATTCTGAAGGAGAACTGGTTGTAAGAATTAACAGTAACGTAGGTGATGGAGCAATTACATATCCACAAACAGACGAAACTGTGATTGTAGAACAAACAGTATTCACTTTGGATAGAACAAATTACTTAATGGACAGTAATGAAATAACATTCGATAGAGGATAAAGTAGGAGGAAAAAACGAATGACACGACAACTTATAAACACTGGTATTATTCCAAATGACGGTCAAGGAGACTCGTTAAGGGACGCTGGTGGAAAAATGAACAACAATTTTCAAGAATTGTACACAGCTCTTGGAAACGGAACAGCATTGACAATAGTCAATAACAATTTGATTACTGCCACTGGTGCAAACAAAATTACTTTTTTATATTCAACTCTAGCAGATTTACCAAGTGCGGCAACGTATCATGGTATGTTTGCTCATGTACACGGTGAGAATGCTTCCTACTATGCTCACGCAGGTGCTTGGGTAAAAATTGCAGATGCGAATAAATCTATCGGAATGTTTTCAGATGTTGATCTGACAGCAACAGCAACCAACGGACAAGCATTGATTTATGATGCAGGTTCACAAACTTGGAAACCAGGTGATGTTGCCGCAGGTGGCGGTGGTGGCGCAGGTGCAACTGCATTCACTGGATTGACTGACACTCCAGCAACTTTCTCAGGACTAGCAGGAGGTTTCTTACAAGTAAACGGCACTGCAGATGCTTTAGAAATTGTTGCGGCGTTTTCAATTGATAAACTTTCAGATGTTGACACAACAACAACTTCGCCTACTTCAGGACAAGTTCTAAAATGGAATGGTACAGTATGGGTACCTGGTGATGATGCAACAACAGGTGGCGGTGGTACAGATGCTGACACTCTTGATGGATTAGACAGCACATATTATTTGAACTACAACAACTTGAACAACAAACCATCTGTTCCAACTTCAATATTAACATTGACAGATACTCCTTCAACTTTTTCAGGTTCGGCAGGAAGAACAGTTAAAGTAAACGCAGGTGGAACAGCATTAGAATTTGTTGCAGATGCAGGCGGTGGAGCAAGTACTCTTAATGATTTAACTGATGTAACAATATCAACACCAGCACAAGGTGATGTATTGTACTACAACGGAACAGGCTGGGTGAAACAAAACGGCCCAACAATGAGATGGAATGTTGGAGCCGTAGACTCATCCAATTATACTTTTACAGGTCCAGGATTTTCGGCTTCAACCAATGATCCTGTTTTATACTTGATGAGAGGACACACTTATATTTTTGTAAATTCAACAGGTGCTAGTCACCCATTCGAATTTAGAGTATCAAACGGTGGTGCAGAATACACATCAGGTGTAAGTGGAAGCAAAACAGGAACACAGATTTTAGAAGTTCCTATGGATGCTCCAAGTTCACTGTATTACCAATGTACAATTCACTCAGCAATGGGTAACACAATCAACATAGTGAGTTAATAGATAATGGCACAAGTATTTGGCGTAGGCATAGACGAGTTACAAAAGACACTGGCGAACAATAGATATTTCTATGGTTTGCGTAGAACAGATGCTGGCGAATTATACATGGTGAAATCAGATTTATTAAGACTAGAAGATGGAGTACAATTGAATAGACCAGGCAATATTGATGAAAACTACAACAATTGGAGTAGAGGAGAAGACTTTTTTGAAGGTAGAGATCAGCAACACAGAAAAAACTTTCCAAATTTAGTGTACGAACAGTACAAATGGGATGGTAGAAACCTGTTTTATTACGTGAATAGTGAAGGCGAATTAGTATTAAAAGTTAACGAGGCTCACACATATCCAGGATATGTGGAACCTTATAGTACATAAGGAAATAAATACATATAGGAATTAATCAATGGCAGATTTTCGAATAGATAGAATTAGATTTAGATGGAGAGGTGATTGGTCAGCCAACACTCTTTATGTAAAAGATGATGTATTAAGATACGGTGCAAAAGTTTTTGTATGTGTTGAAGTACACACATCAGACACAAACTTTTACAACGACTTAAACAACGCAACTCCAAGATGGTCTCAAATGATGGACGGTCAAAGTTGGACTGGCGATTGGGCACCTTCAACATTTTATAAAATTGGCGAACTGGTTAAAGTTGGTGGTTTAATTTACAAATGTATTGAAGGACATATTTCAAATGCATCTGCATCAAATGGTGTACTAGGAGATGAATTAAAATGGGTATACTTTGCTCGTGGAGAAGATTGGCAAAGTGTTTGGACACCTGCTACACTTTACAACGTTGACCAAACAGTAATTTACGGTGGATCAATTTGGAAATGTAACACAGCACACACTTCAGGAACTGCAGATGATGGATTACAATTCAATGCAGACTACTGGGATCAATATTCAAGATCAGACAACTTTAGAAGTGATTGGACTGCCGGCACATTATACTATCCAGATGATATTGTGTATTATGGTGGTACAGTGTTTAGATGTCTAACAGGACACAGATCAGCCGCTTCTAATAAATTTGTAAATCCTACTGCCACATACGGCGGTGCAGAAGGAACAGGATTTCAATTTTTTGTTTTTAAAGTTGGAGCAACTTACAATATCAAAATCACAAACGGTGGTTCAACTTATCTTGCTTCAGAAACTTTTACAATTTTAGGATCAGCACTGGGCGGAGCAACACCGGCCAACGATGTCACAATCACAATTAACACAGTCGACAATGGTGCTATAACCACAGTCGGAGTAAATGGTGTGGCTAATGATGCCGCTGATGGTTTAGAGGCAAACAGTGCCCAATGGGAAACTGTTTTCACAGGAATTAGATATAGAGGCGATTACACTGTTGGAGAAAGATATGCCGCAGGAGAACTTGTAAGATGGTCTCCAGGTATGTGGCAAGTGACAACAGGTCATTGGGCTACTGATGTCAACATGGTTGAAAGCAATTTCAATTTATGGATACCAGGTTACGAATTTGAAGACGAATGGACAATTTCTCAATACTATCAACAAGGTGATGTTGTACTGTATGGAGGTTACACATATGTTGCGTTAAAAAGTAACATTGGTGTTGAACCTGCTGTCACAGATGCAACTGCAACTTGGGAATTACAAGTGGCTGGTTACACATTCAAAGGTGAATGGGTAGCAACTTACATTGTTAATGATCAAGCAGAACCATTTCCATACAGCACTGGTGACGTGGTAAGAGCTGGTGGTGATTTATATATTGCAACACGAGACAATGAAAGTGTAGATCCTTCAACAAGAAGTGCCTATGATCCAGGATCTGATGATCCATGGCCTTGGCAATTATTGGTAACAGGTAATGCATTCAAAGGACCTTGGAAAGAAACAGATTTAAATGGTCTCACAGGCGAATCAACGTACTTCCCGGGCGATGTTGTCACAGTGGCAGGCACACTTTACAAATGTATTTTAAAACATGAAGCAAATTCATCAGATGCAAAACCACCACTGGATTTTGAATCAGAAAATGTTGGACCTTACTGGCAACTGTTGGCAACAGGACACACACCAAACGTGTTGGAATATCCTGGAGATATCAAAACTCAAAACGATGATTCAACAAGATTAAGAATTGGTGTAGGTGAATCAGGACAATTATTAAAAGTTGGATCAAGTGACATTCCTTTCTGGGAAGACTTTGATAAAACACCAAAAGTTTATTATGTATCGCCAGAAGGTAAAGACCTTGAAACACAAGGAAGTCAATTGGCGGCTCCTTTCAAAACAATTAAATTTGCATGTGATTACATCAATGGCGACTTAGCCGCTAGATCACCTGCAACAATTTTTATTAAAACAGGATTATATCAAGAAATTTTGCCTATCACTGTGCCAAGAGACACAGCATTAGTTGGAGATGAACTGAGAAGCACAGAAGTAAAACCAGCGGCGGGTTACGAAACATCAAATATGTTTTATGTTAACAACGGTTCAGGCATTAGAAACATGTCATTGAGCGGATTAACAGGAACATTAGGACCAATCAATCAATACGGAACAAAAAGACCATCAGGTGGAGCGTTTGTTTCACTAAACCCTGGGTCAGGTGCGTCAGATGCCGCGGCTTGGATCACAACACGTTCTTGTTATGTACAAAACGTATCAACGTTTGGAACAGGTTGTATAGGTTTAAAAGTTGACGGAAATTTACACAATGGTGGTAATAAATCAATTGTTGCCAATGACTTTACACAGGTTATTGATAACGGTATTGGTTTCTGGGTTAACGGTGAAGGTAAATCAGAACTTGTATCTGTGTTCACATACTATTGTCACATAGGTTATCTTGCAACTGACGGCGGTAAAGTTAGAGCAACAAACGGAAACAACTCTTATGGAGATTGGGGATCAGTTGCAGAAGGAGTTACTCCTACGGAAACGGCTATCACAGGAAAATTTAATAACAGAACACAAGAAGCTCAAGTAGATGCAGTTTACAACGATGAAAATGAAATATTTGCTTTTGCTTATGACCATGCAGGACAAGATTATACTTCTGCTACAATTGCCATAGCAGGTTCAGGAGAAGGTGCGTCGGCAACAATCAATTATGAAAACACAAGAGATGGTGCTGTAAACAAAGTAAGAATTTTAGGTCCAGGTGATTCAACACCAGCAGGAGGATCTGCATATACAAGTAAATCAGGACCTGCAATCACAGGTACTGCAACAACAATTCAATTGAACCAACAGTTTCAAGGAACATCAGCACAAACAGTTGGACAAAGAATTTATATTTGGGAAGGTACAGGAAGAGGGCAATACGGAATCATTGATGCATTTGATGAAGTAACAAAAACTTGTACAGTCAAAAAAGAATTTGATAACACACCCGGTTTCCAACACTTTTTAGGTGGATTTAAAATTGAAGAAGAATTAGATCCGTCAACAAAATATTTTATTGAACCAAGAATATCCTTCAGTGAACCACCATACAGTAATTCTACAGCATCTATTTCATTAAGTGGAGAATATTTGTTAGGCGCTTCAAGAAGAGTAGGAAGCACAAATGTAACTGCATTGTTAGGTAATGGAAGAGGATTAAGATCAGTTGATTCTAGTTCTTGGACAGTAGGAAATGGTGTGCCAACACAAAACTGGAACAGTTTAGTGGGTGGTAACAATAACTTTATGGCAACTTCTGCCACAGGTGCTCTTGCAAGATCACAAGACGGTGCCAATTGGAGTGACCTTTCAGGCAACATTGGAGCAGACATATTCAGAGGTTGTGCATGGGAAAATGTATCTGCACAATGGGTTGTAGTTTCAGAAACAGGTGTTGTGTACATATCGGGCGATGAAGGTCAATCATGGACTTCTAGTCAAGTAGAACCATACGATGGATCAACGCCAGTGTTTACACACATTGCGGCAGGTAATGGTTTAATTATAATTGCAAACGACTTTGGACAAACTTGGGAATCAGTAGACGGCGGTTCAACTTTTGAATTGGCGGCTGATGTAGGTGGTGATAGATTCTTAATGCAACATCTAACATTCACTGGAGACAAATTTATAGCATCGGTACAAGATTCACCGTTTGATGATTCAACATCAGGAAATAAATTCTTTGTATCAAATGCTAACGCGGCACAGAGTTCAACAAGTGCTGTCACAGTTTGGACAGAATCTGAAACTCCTCCACACACAGGACCATATTTAAAAGTTACAAGTTCTCAAGGAACTTTTATAGCAATCACAACCAATGGTGAAGTTGCTTATTCATATGATGCAGTGAGTTGGAAACAATTAACAACACTGTCAGGAACTTACACAGGCATTGTGGGTGGAAGACAAAATGGTGGATATTTTGTTCCGTTAAAACAAGGAACAATGACAGATTTAACAATACTTAAAAAAGGTGCTCTACCTTTGGCAAGAGTTATCACAAACGCAGGTAAAGTTTCTAGAATACAACTGTTAGACACAGGATCAGGATACTCAACGTCACCCACAGTCACAATTCAAGACAATGTAAATATTTTAGATGTGGCTGTTGAAGCAAGAATTGCCAGCGGTGTATTGAGTCAACCAACATTCACAAACAGAGGTACAGGATTTATCAATGTAAGTGCCACAGTGGATGGGGACGGTTTTGCAGACGAATACCAAATTGGAAAAGTTATGCAAATGAAAGAATTATCAAGAGAACCTGGACCAGGCGACTTGTTGTACATCAATGGAATTGAAGATCAAATTTACAGAGTGACACAAATTACAAAAGTTACAGGAGTTGCTCCAAATCTAACAGCACAATTTAGAATTTCACCAAGTCTAAAAGAAAATGAATCTCCGGATCATGAAACATCAGTAACAATTAGACAACAGTATTCACAAGTTAGATTAACAGGACACGACTTCTTAGATATTGGTACAGGTGGCGTGACAACCACAAACTATCCAGAACTTTATACTAATGCAGGATTTACAGAAGGATACGAATCTCAACCAAACAGAGAAACTGCCAACAACGGCGGTGGTAGAGTGTTCTATACATCAACTGACCAAGATGGTAACTTCCGTGTTGGTGAATTGTTTGAAGTAGAACAGGCAACTGGTATTGTAACACTTAACGCAGACTTATTCAATCTTCAAGGACTATCAGAATTAGCACTAGGTGGTGTTGTACTAGGTGGAACAGAAGTTGTTATTAGAGAATTTTCAACTGACCCTACAATGGCGGCAAACTCCGACAATGTGGTACCAACTCAGAAAGCAATTGTGACATACATTGGTTCAAGAGTGTCAGGTGGTGGTGCTAATTTGAACGTTTCTGGATTTAGAGCAGGACAAATTAAAGTAAGAAATAGAGAAATATTCAATGAAGCATTTCCGGAAACAGGACAAATTGTTGTTGATAGAGTTGCGAAATTAAATGGTGGAATTGACGGTTACTTGATGGCATTGAATTTTTTCACTGGTGGAACAGCAAGTACGGAACTAAATGAAGGAGATCCAATCAGTGCTATTGATAGTTCTAATGGATATGGCGAATAATGATAAATAACTTTAATAAGAGGATATATTAACCCATGGCTGAGTTTAAATTAGGTAGAATACGTTTTGTTTGGAAAGGTGCTTGGTACACAAGTGCCCTTTATTCTGTAGATGATGTTGTAAGATATGGTGGTAGAACTTACATCTGTATAGTAAACCACACTTCTGCGGCAGAATTCCAAGATGATTTAACAGCGGCAAACTGGGCATTGATGTCCGATGGTCAAGAATGGAAAGGCGATTGGGGAGTCAACACAACTTACAAACCAAATGATGTTGTAAAATACGGTGGTTACATTTATATTTGTAACACAGGTCATGCCTCAAACGCAGATGTTAACATTGGACTAGAAGGTGATCTTGCAAAATGGGATCTTTTCATTGAAGGTTTTGATTACAAAACAGACTGGGCAATCAGCACAAGATACAAAGTAAACGATTTAGTAAGATACGGTGCAACTGTATATCTTTGTGTAACTGAACACACATCAGCATCAACTTTATCTGATGGATTAGAATTAGACCTTGCAAAATGGGAAGTGTTTGCAAAAGGATTTAACTGGTTAGACACTTGGGCTATCAACACAAGATACAAACCAAATGACACAGTAAGATATGGTGGACAACTTTATGTTTGTATCACTGGACACACTTCGGCGGCGACAGCGGCTGATGGATTAGAATTAGATCAAGCAAAATGGCAATACCTACACAAAGGTATCGAATATCTAGGTGACTGGGTAACAGCAACAAGATACAAAGTAAATGATGTTGCAAAATATGGTGCTAACTTATGGATTGCAACAGCGGCTCACACAGCAGGCGCATCATTGGCGGCTGACGAAGCCAACTGGGACATTTTTATTCCAGGTTTAGAATTTGAAGATTCATGGGATGCCGCAACGCAGTATCAACCAGGTGACATTGTTACTTACGGAGGTTACCAATACGTTGGATTAAGAAATAACTTAAACAAAGTTCCATCAACTGAAACGGCTGATTGGGATATATTTGTTACAGGTTTCAGTTTAAAAGGTGACTACAACAACGCAACTGCTTACAAAACAGGTGACGTGGTTAGAGTTGGCGGTACAACTTATATTGCTATTGCTGACACAACAGGAAACAGACCACCAAGTGTACTACATTGGGATAAATTAAACGAGGGTTTATACTGGAAAGGCACGTGGGCCAACGCAAATTATTACGACAAAGGTGACATTGTAAGAGGATCTGTAAACACAGACACATCTTACATTTGTATAACATCACACACAGCAAACAATGTTGGACCGGCAACAATCAATCAACCAGATTATGCACCAGGAAGTGGTGTTGATACATCTGTTTGGCAATTGTTATCAGGTGGTCCAGAAAATGATGTTTTAGAATCAGAAGGTGACATTTTAATTTACGGTGCTTCAGGACCAGCAAGATTACCAATTGGTGCTTCAGGACAAGCACTTGTTGTCAACTCTGCAGGTACTTTACCTGAATGGGGATTTGTTGGACAAGTAGATCAAGTTTACTATGTAGGACCAAATGGAACTGATGAACCGGCACCTAACGCAGGTGTAACATTGGACAGACCATTTAGAAACATTAGATATGCACTACACCAAATTGATTTAGGACCAAGAAATCCACAAGGTGTAAATCTATTAAACAGAAACAAAGCATTCATACAAGACGAAGTTATTGCATGGATTGATGATCAAATTACAGGAAATATTTCACCATTCACAAGTGCGTTCACTTATGACGCTGTGAAATGTAGAAGAGATATAGGAATCATTGTTGATGCAACAATTAATGATCTGAAAAAAGGCGGAAATGTCAAATCAAGAGAAGCGGCACTTTCTTATTTTACAGATTTAGGTGTTAGTTATGTTGCAGGACAAGAAGCAGAAACTGCCGCGGCAATTGTAAGAGCGGCATACATTGCTCAACAAGTGGTTGTAAATTCTACAGGTTACACACCGGATCAAGCAACAACATTACAAGTATCAGATTTAACAAAAGTTGCAGAAGCAACAGTGGTAGCAGACATAGAAACATTGATGACACTTTCATCAGATGCTATAACGGCTGGAGTAATTTCAGGTATTCCTGCAAAATCACAACCTCAAATCACACTGAATGTGAAAACAGGTATATACAACGAAATTTTACCAATGAGTGTTGCGGCAAATTGTGCTGTGGTTGGAGATGAATTGAGATCAACCAACATCAGACCAGCAGGCTCAGTGGTTTCTAGTGGTGATGTTCAATATTCTTTACAAGGTATTCAACGTATGGAAGCAATTATTTCAGATGTAATTCAAAACATTGCTGTTACAGTAACACCATCAGGTGGTATAATAACAGTTCCAACTGGTGCAAGTTTAGGTTATCAAGGTGCTAGTTTAATTGAAGGTACGGGCACAGTTGCCACAACAGCATCAGGATCAGGAACAGGCGCTACATTTACATTGACAACCAACGCATTTGGTTTCGTTACAGGATTAACTGTGTTAACTCCAGGACAAGATTATGTTGTAGGTGAAACAATCACTATTCCTGCAACAGAAACAATCAACAATCCAGGTACTGGTGACACAGCAATTGGTGAAACCATCACATTCCAAGTGTTAACAGTGACAACAGGAAACACAATCACACAAGACGTGGCAGTGCCAGCAGGTTCAAGTGCGGCAGGTACAGCGGCGGCGGCGATTGCTGATAATATTGAAAAATACATTGACTTCAAAATCAATGACAATGGCACTGAACCAGCATTAACTGGTTCAAACACAGCAGAAGTAAGTGCTGGATACACAGATGCACGTCTAAGATTGTTAGCCAACAGAGAATTTATTGCTAAAGAGTGTGCTGAATTTGTGAAAAGAGCAAATCCAGGTTACTCATTTGGTCAAAATGACTGTGAAGACGATATTAAAGATTATGTAGACGGAATTATATACGATTTACAGTACACAGGAAACTATATGTCACTGAAAGGTGCTAAATGGTATGTGAATGCTGTTGAAGGTTCAACACTTTCAGACATGTTCTACATGAGAAATGCAACAGGTTTAAGAAACTGTACTGTACAAGGTTTATCAGGAGCATTAGGAGCCGCAAACAGTTATGGTACAAAACGTCCAACAGCGGGTGCTTTTGTTTCTCTTGATCCAGGATATGGCACAGCAGATGAAAGCGTATGGATTGGTGCACTGAACGGTGCAGGTGGAAGATCACCTTACATTCAAAACGTTACAACATTTGGAACAGGTGCTGTGGGACAAAAAATTGACGGAGATTTACACGCAGGTGGAAATGACTCCATGGTATCAAATGACTTTACTCAAGTAATATCAGATGGTATTGGTGCATGGATTACAAATTTAGGAAGAGCAGAACTTGTATCTGTGTTCTCATACTACGGACACATTGGATACCTTGCAGAAACAGGTGGAAAAATACGTGCAACAAACGGTAACTCATCATATGGTGATTTTGGTTGTGTGGCAGAAGGTGTTGACCCAACTGAAATTCCTGTAACAGGTCTTGTTAACAACAGATCAACTGATGCTGTAATTGACGGTGTGTTCACTGATGGTGAACAAATACTTGCACTTGAATTTGGAAATGCAGGTAGAGAATATTCAAACGCAACTGTAACTATCACAGGTGATGGGTTTGGATTAAACACAGTAACAGCAACTTACAACACAGGTGGAGTTTACAGAATTAGATTAACAGAAACTCCTGCTTCAGATCCATCAGATTTAGGTGGTGACGGATATGTTACAACAACAAACTCAGCACAAACAGGAACATTAACTCAGATAACTTTGGCGGCGGCAGATTCGGCGGCAAGTGCAGTTTATGTTGGAATGGCATTGTTTGTTACAGAAGGTAAAGGTGCTGGAATGTACGGTTACATTGACACTTATACTTCTTCAAGTAAAGTTGCAACAATTAAAAAATTCTCAGATGATTCAGCAGGTTGGGACACACTAGGTGGCAAAACGGCTGAAACACTTGACTCAACTTCAATCTATGAAATCACTCCAAGAGTGGTGATTGGTGCTCCAGATAATGATGGTTCTACTACACCAAGACAGGCAGTGGCAAGAGCAGTTATCACAGGTGATGTTATTTCAAGTGTTAAAATATTAGATTGTGGTGCTTCTTATACAAGTGCACCAACTGTAACATTTGTAGATCCAAACAACTCTGTTGACGCACCAGTACAAGCATACATTGGCGATGGTGTGTTAGGTCAACCAACATACGTTTCAAGAGGACAAGATTATGTTACTGCTTCAGCAACAGTCACAGAACAAGGTGTACAAGCAACTGTAAGTGCAATTACTCAGGCATCGCCAGCAGTGATCACAACAACAGCGGCACACAACTTTAACACCAATGACAAAGTTAAATTTGATGGCATTATTGGAATGACTGATTTAAACTCTGGTGTATTTTATTATGTTAAAGTTTTAACAACAGATACATTTGAAATTTATGCAGACTATGATTTAACAGTAGCAATTGATTCAACTGCCTACACAGCATATGCAAGTGGCGGAACAGCAGAAACATTTGGTGGTTTTAGAGATGACTATCAAACTGGCAAATACATTGCTGTTGAAAATTTAACATCAATTCCAAGAGCAGGTTCAAACATTGAGTTCGGTCATCTACCGGGACAATATTTCAAACTGGTTGTTGTAAATCAACAACTTGGAACGAAAACTCCTTTCACAGGATTGTTACAAGTTTCACCAGACATCAAATCTTATGAAGCACCAGAACATGGCGAAACTGTAGAAATGAGAATTAGATATTCACAAGTTAGATTGACAGGTCATGACTTCTTAGATATTGGTACAGGTAATATTACTAGCACCAATTATCCAGGTCTACCTGCTAAAAATCCAATACCAGCAAACGAAGTTGTTGAAGGTGGCGGAGGAAGAGTGTTCTTTACTTCTACAGACCAAGATGGTAACTTTAGAGTAGGAGATTTATTCTCAGTAGAACAAGCAACTGGTATTGCTTCATTGAATGCAGATGCATTTAACATATCAGGACTACAAGAATTACAGTTGGGCGATTTGGCATTAGGTGGAACAAGTGCTTCTATCAATGAATTCTCAACTGATGGTACAATGGCGGCTAATTCAGACGCAATTGTTCCGACACAAAGAGCAATAAGAACTTATATCGCTTCTCAAATTGGTGGTGGTGCTAGTTCGCTCAATGTTAACTTGATTACTGCGGGATTAGTGGTAATTACTGGTAATACGATAAGTACAAGTAACAACGTAGGGATCAATTTCCAAAGCGTCACTAACTTCACAAAAGGAGTTACTGGTGTACCGATTGCGATGAACTACTTAATACATAGTTAAAGGAGAAAATACGATGGCTTCAGGAAGAATAGGAAAAGCAGATCTTTTAGCCGCTACTAATACGACTGTATATACAACGCCTGCTGACACTTTTACGGTGGCAACGGTCTCGTTTTGTAACAGAGGTAACCAAGCGGTTACAGTTAGACTAGCGGTAGCGGATACATCTACACCGGATAACTCAGAATATGTTGAATATGAAACAGAAATTATGAGTCATGGTGTGTTGGAAAGAACTGGTTTAGTACTGTCTGCAACGCAGTTATTAGTAGCACGTTCAAGTGCCGCTAATGTAAGTGCAGTTGTGAGTGGTATTGAAACAAGTACAGCATAATTTTAAGGTAAATAGTATAAATAGTATAAAAAGTACTAATAAAAGGAAACAAAGACAATGGGAAGATACATATCAACAACTGGAACTGCTGGCGTAGTCACTAGAGAAGTGGCAACAACTTACCAAGCAGTGGTAAATGATAGAATCTTAGCAAATAGTGCCGCAGGCACTTTCACAATTACGTTACCTCTAAATGCTTCTTTGTTGATCAATGACACAATTCAAATCATTGATGCAACTTCGAACTTTGGAACTAACGCAGTTACAGTTGCTAGGAACGGTTCACTAATTCAAGGTTCAGCAGACGACTTAACAATGGACTTAAATGGTGCAATCGCAACTTTGATTTACACTGGTCCAACTTATGGTTGGATAATTGGTGCTGTATAATTTTTTATAATTATTATATTAAATTTACAACATTAAAATACTTGGAGAAACAAAAACAATGGCTAGTTTAAAATCATTACTCGGAACAAAACAGGACGCTTTCGTATCGGTTGAAGAAAGTAACCTAGAAAAAGGACGTATCTACGTTTACACAAACGGAGCGAACTATTCTAGATTATGGTGTGGATTTTGTTTCCATCCAGCCGTGGCAGGAACTGCAATAGTTGAAACTTGGGGAGCAGGTGGATCAGGTGCAGAGATGTGTTGTTGTGGATTTGGAACACCAGGTAACGCAGGTGCTTATGTTAAAAAACAAATTTCAATGTCTCCAGGAGACTATATCTGCGGATGTACAGGTTTAAGTTGTGGTAACTCGGGTTCTTTATGTTTTAGAGGTTGTTCAGAACCAGCTCAAGTAAGATTTTGTATAGCAGGCGCAGAGACTTGTGCTTGTGCAGAAGGTGGAAAAGGTGGAGTAACTTATTGTTCATCTCAAGCCAGTTTTTATTGTTGTTACAGAGCAAACGGTTTCTGTGTAACAAGAACAAATAACGACAACTGCGGAATTGTTTGTAACCAATGCGATGGTTCATGGTGTGCTCAAGCATACGGTGGACAAACTAATGTGTGTGGAAGAATTTCATGTGTATCAGCATTTGGTTGTTATCCATCATGTATTTGTATGTTCCATCATCACATACCTACTCCAGCAGGAATGGGTTCTAAACTTGGTAGAATGATCACTTACACTAATGACGACGGTAGTGGCACTTCAAATTGGTCTGGTCAAGGACATTATCACCATTTAGCAAATTTAGGTTCAGGAAGATTTCCAACAGGTGGTGTGCCGTGGGCAAGTTGTTGGGACGGTGGTCTTGCTTGTGGTTGTTATGAGAATGATGGATGTATTCCCCAGATGCCGATTGGTACAGGAGGAAGAGGACCTAACCCATGTCCAGGTGTTAGAGATCACGCAATCAGAGGTGGACACGGAGGAGTACGAATCAAATTCGTAAGTTAATTTTATGGCTAGTTTAACAACATTACTTCAAACCAAATACGATTTTTCAGTAGGAAATGAAACTAACCTTGAAAAAGGTAGAATTTATCAATATTATCCAGGTACATCAAGAGGAACAAACTTTAGATGTCACGTGTGTTTCGTTGCACCATCAGATGGTACAGCAACCATAGAAATATGGGGTGCTGGTGGATCAGGCGCTAAGATGTGTTGTTGCGGTGGAGGAATTCCAGGTAACCCAGGTGGTTATGCTAAGAAAACAATTGAAATGGCTGAAGGTTGTTACGTTTGTGCAATTATTGGATTATCATGTGGTAACTCAGATACACTTTGTTTTAGAGGTTGTTCAGAACCAACTCAAGTGTGTTGGTTTGGTGACGCAGGTGGTGATGGTTGTATATGTGCCCAAGGTGGTATAGGTGGAAGAACTTGGTGTTCAACTGGTAGTTCAATCTACTGTTGTGCAGTGGCGGCTAACTATTGTAACACACAGGGTGGCGGAACTTATTGCGGAATTGTTTGTAACTTTATGGATTCAGCATCATGTCCTCAATTCTGTGCTTTTGCATATGGTGGAGACACAAACTGTTATGGTGGATTTAGTTGTCATTACTTTAGAGGATGTCAACCAAACTGTAACTGTAGACAGGTTCCAGTGAATAAATTTCCTCCAGGAATGATTTCAACAGAAGGTGGTGAAGTACACTACACAATGGATTCTGACAATGGAAGATCACAATGGTCCGGAATGGGCGGTTGGATGAATGCTTCACATGGTTTCAACCTAGCAACACGTAACCCTACAACAGGTGGTCCTTACACTGGTTGTTGGGAAGGTAACAGAAGTTGTGGTTGTTATGACCAACAAGGATGTAACACTTTTTACCCAGCAGGTATTGGAGGACAAGGTCCAACACCGTGTGATGGAGTAAGAGATCACGCTCACAGAGGTGGTCACGGATTAATGAGAATTAAATTTATTTCACCAACAGATGAATACGATCTACCAGCAGTACCGTAGGTCACAGGAGATAGGATAAATATTATTATGGCAAGTTTAAAAGGATTATTAACTACTAGAAACCCAGCAGAGATGATTGAAAACAATCTCGAAACTGGTTACATTTATTCATATACATCAGGCACAAACTACTCAAAATTCTGTAATGGTATTTGTTGGACAGCAAGAGTCGACGGTACAGCAGAAATAGAAGTTTGGGGAGCAGGTGGATCAGGTGCAAGAATGTGTTGTTGTGGTGACGGATTACCAGGTAACGCAGGCGCTTATGTTAAAAAAACAATCACAGTAGAAGCAGGTGACACAATGACAGGTCAAACAGGACACAGTTGTTATGCTCACCCACTATGTCACTCAGGATGTTCAGAACAATCAGAAATTTGTTGGATCACAGCCGCAAATGGAAACGGATGTGTCTGTTCAAGAGGTGGATTTGGTGGTAAATCAATGTGTACAACAGGTGATTCTTTATTCTGTTGTTACAGAGCACAAGGTTTCTGTTATACAAAATGCAACAATGACAACTGCGGAGTAGTATGTAACGTGTGTAACGGACACTGGTGTTCATTAGGATACGGCGGAGACACTGGCAAAAACTGTTGCGGACAGTTTTCATGTGCTAGTTTCTTTGGATGTTGTCCACACTGTAAGTGTAGATTTCAACAACACGTGGCTACACCAGCAGGATTATTTTCAGACGAAGGTGCATTGATCACGTTCCAAAAAGAATCAGATGGAACTCCAATGTCACAATGGTCAGGAAACCAATTATTTCAGTGGTATGCGGCACTTAACTTGGCAACAAAAACACCAAGACAAGGTACGCCAGATGCACACTGTTGGAGATCAACTAGATCTTGCGGATGTTATGAGATGCAAGGTTGTAACAACTACCTACCTGTGGGAGCAGGAGGACTATCACCAAACCCATGTCCGGATGTTAGAGATCACGGAATTAGAGGTGGATTTGGTGGAGTAAGAATCAAGTTTGTTGCTAGTTAATAGTAACAGAATGATAAATAAAAGTATAAGAGGATATAAACAATGGCAATAGCACAAGCATTTACAATAGCAGTACCAAATGAACCATTTGTGAATGATTTTTCAGATGGTATCGAACAAGCGGCAACCTACAACGGTGACAGATGGATCAAGTTCCAATACGATGCAACTACAGGCGTAATTAGAAACGTGATTGGAAACGGTGACACTAAAGAAGACATGACTGAAAATGAAGGTCCTGTAATGGAAGGTCATCTTCCAGGAATAATTGATGCACAAACACATCCACTACATGCCGCAATGATCACAGGATGGTATGATTCAGGAGAAAAAGCAGATTATTCAGAAAATTTAGGTACAACAGATGGTGACGGCAATGCTGAAACTTGGGAATTTGTTTGGATAGACGGCAAAGGTCTTCTTGGACAAATTTGGGATTTAGAAACAATAAAATACGTAGACAATGCCATTGTAGCACCAACGTTCAGAGAACATGGAAATACAGAAGCAATGTTCAATGACAGTGTAACCAACATGATAGCAAACTGCACAGCAGAGTTGGCTAGAACTGATGTTTATACTACAGACGAAGCGGCGGCAATCACAGCACACAAAACAATGTTGGAAGGTATATCAACAAAGTATAGTGGTGTGTCTTTTTGGAAAATTCCTTTTCCAAAATCACCTGACTTCAAGTAATCACTTTTAACAGTCATCGACTTTAACTAGCAATAAATATTTCTAGTTATGGATCAAACTAGTAATCTCAATCACATTCCGTTTCAAATAGAAATTCCTGACGAACCCTATGTGGACAATTTTAGTCAAGGACGCACAACACCAGCCTATTACACTGGACCAACATTTTTAAAAATGGCTGTTGAAGACAGTACTGGTTTAATTGCAGAATGTTTGTGGGCGGCAGAATCACTAGAACTGCTTGAACAAAGAATCGTGCATCCTGAACCAGGGCATTCTACATTAGTAATAGATGCTAGAAATAATCCATGGGAAGCGGCGTATATTAGAAACACATACTCACACGACGAAGTGCCCAACTACGAAGAAGATGTAGGACAAGTGGACAGTGATGGCAATCCTATAATATGGGATTACAATTGGGGTCATGTGTTGAATCAGATTTATTACATAAACGACTTAAAATACATCAATGGTAAATTTGTAAAACCTAGATTCAGACTGCATCAACACACAAATGAAGACATACACAGAGATATTGTCAAGCATATTGAAATGTGTGACAGAGAATTGGCAAGAGGTTTGGTTTATCGTGACAATGAAAGAACAGCCATTGAAAATTGTAAAGCACAATGGATAGTCATACGAGACAATTTTAGTCATGTGCTTCATTGGAAGTTAAAATATCCTGACATGCCATTAATCAAACCATAGAGTCATTATTACATTCATATAAAATATTAACCTATAAGTAATTGTACAAATGAATACACAACAAAAAAGACCCAAAGCATTTTTACTCAATGGCGGAATAGGAAGAATTATATCTGCTATACCTGCCTTAGAAAAATATCAAGAAGAAGGCAACGATCCAGATTTTATCATTGTGATGGAAGGTGAATGTGATATCTTAAAAGGACATCCAACATTGGATTCAAAAACTTATGACATGTATCATAAAAATTTATTCCACACAAAACTAGTCAACATGGATATTGTAAGTCCTGAACCATATAGAGTGCATGATTATTTTAATCAAAAATGTAATATTGCACAGGCATTTGATATGTTGATAAACAAAAAAGGTATTAGAGAATTACCTAAATCAACATTAGTGCTAAACAAAGAAGAATTAATTGCAGGACAAAAAGCAATAGTCGAAGTAAAAGAAAAATTAAAAAAAGAAAAAGTTGTTGTGATTCAACCCTTTGGAAGAGCAATACAACAAATTGATGGCTCTTTTGTTGACAAAACAAACAGAAGTATTGAATTTTTTAATTTAAAAAATATTATCAAAAAATTACAGGAAAAAGATTTTGCAGTTATGCTGATGTGTGAGTTTGGTATAGACTTTAAAGATGCAGGATTCCCTGACGAAGTAGCAATGCCTGAAAAAGTATCAATAAGACAATGGGGCGCAATTATAAAACATGCTGATCATTTTTTAGGGTGTGATTCTTTAGGACAGCATCTTGCTTACAGTTTAGATACACCATCAAGTGTGATATTTGGTGCAACATATCCTGAAAATACTTCATATAAAAAATCAGAAAACTTTAATCATATTGATCTAGGACAAATGGAACGTGAATATGATCCAATTAGAATCACAATGGATGAAAGAATCAGCAGAAAAAATGAAAAAATAATGGCAATGTCGCCTGAAATAGAAGATTATGTAATTGCCGCAGTCAATGGTGAACCAATAGAGGAATAACAATGGATGATATAGAAAAATATAACAAAACGGGATATATTGCCGCAATAGCCAGAGGACACAACGCAGGTGTTTGTCTTTTAAAAGACGGTGAAGTAGTTTTTTCAATTGAAGAAGAACGTTTATCTAGAAGAAAATATGATGGTGGGCCGTATGCATCCATGGTAGAGATATTAAAATACACAGACAAGATTGATTATCTTGTTGTTGCTCACACACAAGGTTTAGATGATAGATCGACAGGTAGAGTTGATTATTCAGGTGACGATGTGTACACAGGGATAGCAAGAAAATTAGGATTAATTGATAGACACGTGCAAGACACAAAACATCCTCAAGTGATAGATTTAGCACACATTCATCACAAACTACATGCCGCATGTGCGTTTTATAGATCAGGATTTGACAAAGCAGTTGCAGTTATAGTTGACGGTGCTGGAACTTTTATTCCAATTAAAAACAGTATTTCTGGAGAAATTACAGTGTTCGAAGTTGAAAGTATTTTCAGTTGTGATTATCCAAATGATATTTTTGCGTTGTATAAACATTATGGTACGGGAGAAGCAAGTCCAGGAGCATTTTATCCAGACTTTGCTTCTGATTCCATAGGCGAGCCAGGCAAAACACACCAAGCATTGTTCACAGACCATGCTGGTATTGTAAAAGTTTATGAAGCAGTTACACAGTATTGTGGATTTTCGGCAATCGAAGCAGGTAAAACAATGGGATTATTTCCTTATGGAAAACCAAATGAAATGGTTCCTAAACTTTTCAAGAAGGAAGGATATTATTCTTTATCAGATAGGAATTTTATTATACCAACATATCCAAATGCTTCCATAGTGAACAGTGGACTTTATCCTTATATTGATGAAAACCCTCAATCAGATGCCAAAGACGATTGGACAACATTACAAAATAGAAGAGATCTAGCATATGCAGTACAAACTGAATCACAAAAAGAATGTTTAGACTTAATTTACAAAGCAGTAAAATTAAGTGGCTGTAAAAACGTTGTATTTTCAGGAGGATACGGACTGAACTGTGTTGCTAATTATTATTATTTAGAACAATTAAGAAAAGACGGCATAAACTTTTATGCAGAACCAGTATCAAATGATGCAGGAACGGCAATGGGTGCGGCAATGTTGTTTTATTACAGTCTCACTCAATCAAAAGAAAAGAAAGTTGATGAACCCACACTATACCTTGGACCAAAAAGAACATACACATCAGATCAAATTGAAAAAGTGTGTGAACAAGACGGTGTAGAATTATCAGATGCGACCAATGAAGAAGTGGTAAAAATTATCACTGATAAAAATATTGTTTCAGTGTTCCAAGGAGCCAGTGAAAACGGTCCTAGAGCATTGGGTAACAGATCAATACTATACGATCCAAGAGATCCAAACGGTAAAGATCATGTGAACAAAGTGAAACATAGAGAATATTTCAGACCTTTTGCTGGAACCATATTGCATGAATACGTGCATGAATGGTTTGATTTGAGAGGCATGGACGAAACTCCTCACATGATGTATGCAGTAAATTGTCAGCCAGGAATTGAAGAAAAAATACCTAGCATCATACACGTTGACGGAACTTGCAGAATACAATCTGTGAAAAGAGAACAAAATCCATTGTATTATGACTTGATAAAAGAGTTTCATAAGCAAACAGAATGTCCGATAATTTTCAACACGTCATTTAATTTAGGCGGAGAGCCATTAGTAGAAACATTAGAAGATGCTGTACGAACACTAGTACACAGTGAAATAGAATATTTGTTTTTGCCTGAATACAATAAATTAATAAAGGTAGCAAACAAATGAGCAAAAAAACAGCAATATTTTTAAATGGTGGTGCTGGTAGAATGATAAGTTCTATCCCAGCAGTAGAAAAATATCTTGAAGAGAATCCTGAAAAAGATCCAATACTAGTGTGCGAAGGTGGAACAGATGCTTTCAAAGGACACCCTAAATTGTATTTTAGAGCCTACGACAGTTGGCATAAAAATTTATTTCAAGAACTGCTTAAAGATAGAGAATTAATCAGTCCTGAGCCATACAGAATTTGGGAATATTACAATCAAAAATGTAGCCTTGCTCAAGCATACGACATTGCCATCAACGACAAAGGTATTAGAGATTTGCCAGCACCAACTATTAGACTGAGCAAAGAAGAGATACTGATGGCAAGAAAAATGATTGCTGAAGTAAAGGAAAAAACAGGCAAAAACAAAATTGTTGTGGTTCAACCATTTGGACGAGGTGCTCAGCCTGAAAACATTACTGAAAAACAAATGAAAGACGGCAAACAGCCAGACATCACAGACGTCACTGGCAGAAGTATTGAACTAAAAAATATTTGGAGCATTGTAAAAAAACTATCTAAAAAATATGGAGTTATGATGATGAGTGAATTCCCACTAGAATTTAAACATCACATGTCGGCTCCTGTGGCAACACCAATGAATGTACACATAAGAATATGGATGGCTGTGATTAAACAAGCCAATCATTTTGTTGGTTGTGACTCTGTTGGACAACACCTTGCATACGCATTTGATGGAACTGCTACGGTGTTGATAGGTTCTACATATCCCATAAACACATCATTCCCTGAATCAGATAATTTCGATATTATTGATCTTGGATCTGAAGATAGAGTGTATTCTCCCATAAGAATCACTTCAGACGAATTGAGTGACAGGTTGAATGAAGGTATCATGGCTATGGATGACCAAGCAGAAGATGATGTTATTAGATCTGTTGAAAAGATGCTAAAACACAGTAAAAACAAGCAGTAATACCCAAAATACAGTAGTAATACAATAGTTCCAAATTAGGTAAATACACTATAATAAGGATTATTCTATATGTTTGATGTATCAAGATTTTTTGGAAAAGGTGACAGAAATACTCTGTTGATGAAGAATGGGTTAAACCTATCTTACAACGGTCCATATTCTGTGGTCGAAGAAGGCATGATTTTAGACCAATGGCACGTGAACACATTCAGCACAGCAGAATACACAATCAGTGTAGACTATGACACAAACAATAAAGAAATTTTAAAAGTACTTGTATCAGCAAGTCCAAATCAAAGCAGTCTATCAATATATGGTAGATCAAATCTAGGCAATAAATTAATCAAGATCGATAGTGAAGTTAACAATTCATATGTTAGAATCAAAATAAATCCAGAAGATAAAAGTGCCACAGAGAAATATACTGGTTCTAAAATTATTTTTGGTGCAACATATTTTGCTACACTGAATGCTTTGGTTGGTGGCTCGCAGGTAACAGAATAATAAATATGGATATAGCACAATGGCAGTAGTTTTTAAACCTTTTGAAACAGATTACGGATATTCATCACCAGGATTCACAGTTGATGTAAACGGAAATGTCACAGTACGTACTATTACGAATACATACACACCGCCAGTTATTCCACCTTCACCAGATTTTAACATCAATGAAACTGCAGGTGCATTTACAATTTTAAACAAAGGCACAGCGGTGGTTGGTGACAATCCAACTATCTCAGTTGAACGAGGAACAACATACACATTCGTATTAGACACACCCAGTCTTGCTTTCAATGTTTATGAACCAGATGTTACAACTCCAAGTGTTCCAGGTAATTTGTATAACGAAGGATTATCTCATACCAACACAGTTACAGGTTTAGATTTAACATCAGGAATTTTAAATTTTTCTCAGACTTGGCAACAACAACAGTCGGGCTACAACAGAACAGTCCAAGTGGTAGTTCCTGACACAACTGATACAGACTTAGCACAAAAGAAAATACCTGTTGTGATTTCACTACACGATAAAGGTTTTGATCAAGCAAACGGAATTGCAAATGTAAACTTTATTTCAGATAAAATTTTAATTGCTCCACAAGGTTATGGCAATGAATGGAACGTAGGATACAACACATCGAAAGCAGATGATATTGCTTTGATTGATTCTATAATTTCCAGTTTCAGTTTGTACGATAATGTTGATACCAGAGACATCACAATAATAGGTTACGGTAATGGTGCACAGTTGGCATTACAATATTCAAACTACACACAAAATGCATCAATAAAAAATATTATTACATTTAATGGTTTATTAAATGTTGATCAATATCTTTCAACTGATCATAGTTTTTACAATTACTCACTAGAAGCACAGAATCAAGATGAATCGACAATTATAAATTGGACACCAATTACACCTTTGGGAAATAAAAAAGTTTTAATGTTCAATGGTAAAGACGATTTACAATATCTTTTCAATGGTGGAACAATTGCTGGACAAGAATTTTACAGTGCAGAAGACACTGTGTATGGAATGGCTAGAGCTGATTCATCAACTGAAGATAAATTAGTTGCAGGAACTACAGAAGCAGATGGCAGTGAAAGTTATTCGTATGATAATGATGCTGTAAGAATGTATGCATTCACTGGAATTGCAAATAATTTTACAACATATCAAAACAGTATTAGAACAAGAATTAATTCTCAAATTGCCACAAGCACATATCTTGACATACCAGTTGCGACAACATTAACAGAAGCAGAAGCACAAGGAAAACAATCAGGAACTTTAACTTATGCAGTTCCAGTTGATGCTCCTGATTCACTGTTTTATGGAGATACAGATGGTACTCCTTATGGAACATTAACAGTTAATCAACCAAGTATCATTGGAGTAGGTGTTTTCAGTTCAATATTAGACACTGGTGATTTATTAGTAGAAGGAGTTAATGCACAAATTAGATTACAACCTACAGGAACAGGCACAGTTACAATTAATCCTGCCACATTAGGAACAATCAACAACATGAACATCAATGCACAAAATTTATCAACCAGTGGACAAGTAACTTTAACACCAAATGCAGACGTAACATTGAGCCCACAAGCAGGTGGCAAACTAACAGTAAGACCCACAGACATAGGTGTGGTCGATAATGTTACAATAGGTTCAGTAATACCAAGAAATGGAACCTTTTCAACATTGAATTCTTCGCAAGGAACGTTAAATAACACTACAATAGGATTAACATCAGCGGCGTCGGCGGCATTTACAGGAGCAACTGTAACCAGTGACCCAACCAATGCTAACGATGTAACTAAAAAGCAGTATGTCGATAACACAGCCACAGTGTTAGCGATAGCATTAGGAGTATAAAAAAAGCATGGCAAAAAAACGTATACAGACATACAAATTTACACCAGGAATACCAGAAAGCGGAAATCTTTATCCTAATGCATGGGCTCAAATCAATGCCAACAAAGAATGGTTAAAAGATGAATCCACCGCTTTTATAGATGCACAAATTGTTACAGACACAGCGGCAGATTTATATCCAAACTCATCATTAAGATATCTTAACAACAGAGAATATGTTAAAGCAGAAGTGGCGGCATGGGTTGCTGTACAAGTTGCTGGAAACATTTCACCGTTTGCTGGTTACACAAAAACTGCTACACAAATCAAAACCGATGTAGAAGCAGTTATACAAGCGGCATATCTTGATATGAGATATGGCGGTAATGAAAATATTAGAAAACAAGCACAAACTTATTATATTGACGGAGTACTTCAATTGGCATCTGCTGGAGAACCTGAATTAGCATATTGGACAAAAGCAAAAGAAATTATAGATTTATACATCTTTACAGGTTTAGCATACGGCAGTATAAACGGAGATGGACTGTCACAAAACACATCAGGTTCAAATGCAGAACCGGCTGGTAAGACAGGATTTGCGGCAAACTGGGCAGTGATTGATAATGTTGTGGACAATGGTATTTTAAATTTACCAGCATTACAAAGTTCCGCTTATGTGTTTGCAAATTTTGTATATGATTCTTACCTTTGTGAAAGAGACATGGGGTACAATATTGATGGTCTTTTAAAAGATATCAGATATGGTGGAAATGAACAATCAAGATTTAATGCATCCACTTATTGGGTTGGCACAGTTTCTGTACTAGATGGTGATAGACAACCTGAGATAGCAACCAAAAATGAAATTAGAAACATTATTAACAATTACGTAATACCCGGCACTGCATACACTTCAAGACAGTCACCAGTTGTTACACAACAAACAATTTTAGGTACACCAGGAGAATCAGGAGCAACTGCAAGAGTAACTTCGTTGTTAGGAATCATCACAGATGTGATCACAAACGGACTGGACAATCTACCAGCACTTATAACCAATGGAATTTCAAGTGTTAAAATTCCTGAAAGAGTAGAATTATCAGAAATATTATTGATCACAAACACTTCATCAAATAAAGTGTTGTACACATTCAACGATCCTGCAAAAGGTGCCACAGCAACATACAAAAGAGAATATCCACAAGACACATCGAATCCAACAGCATTTGTTGATCCAGATTTTCCTAAAGCATATCATGGCAATGACACAATCACAACCATATTTTTAAATGCTGACACATCAACAGACGACGCAACAGATCAATTACAAATTTTTATTGAAGACGATGAAATAAGAACACGTCCATATGATTTTGGAACAGATGCCATTGAAAGATTAAGAGTAGCACAACCAGAATCAATGCTTGATGCTGACTTTGAATATGGTCTTCAGCCAACGAAGTGGCAAGCGATTGCAACACAAAGAGGTTATCCATCAATTTATGAAGTTCCAGGCACAGACTTTGATATTGGAACAGTAACATCAGATGCTTCAGCAGGAACACAAGGAATTGGTTCATCATTGATCACAGTGACAACAATTGGACCACACGGATTTGAAGCAGGACAACCATTTACAATCACAGGGTTTGATAATTCTGTGGCAGGTGCAAGTAGAGCCGCAGGATCATTTGTGGTAAACACAGTGCCAAATTCACTGACATTTAACTATTATGGAAAAGCAAAAGTGGGATCAGTAAATCCTACAACAATTTCCACAAACTTTACACAATTAAGAGAAGGTGATTTTTACACAGGTGCGGCAATTGGATTTCCGTCATTCAGTATTGATTCAAATGGATCTTCAGGAAATTTTGTAACAAGTTTAGCAACACTATCAGGTGCTACAATTTTACCATACACAGGTGTACAGCCAGAAATAGGAGCACCACTTTCAGGAACAGGAATTCAAACAGGTACACAGATTACAGCAGTTAACGGATCTGGTGGAGCACTAGCATCACCAACAGTAACAGGAGATTATGTTTCAGGTGCAACAGCAATCACTGTGCAAGATTCTGCAGGCATAATTCAAAACTCTGTGATTGACAGGGGTGACGGATTTGCTGTAACAATTATCAGTGTGGCAGGAAACGATTTGACATTGAGTGCACCTTTGACACAAGATTTAATTGGTGACATCACACAGTATCCAGGTTTAGCAGGAACAAATTATACACCACAAGGACAATTAGGAAGATTTGACATATTCAGAGTGGGCGGGACATATTCTGTGTCGCTAGTTACAAATGGACAAGTGGGTTCAGGACAAGATTATGCAGTAGGAGATGCCATCATTGTACTTGGTACAGAATTAGGTGGAGCAACACCAGCCAATGACGCTATTGTTACTGTGGAATCAGTCGACACTGGCGGAGAAATTTTAACAGCATCTGTCACAGGAACAGCATTCACAGGCACAGGCACAGCATCAGCAGTTGCCACACAATTGCAAGGCAATAACGGAACAGGTGCTCAGATTAATGTAACAAAAAATGCAGGCTCATACACAGTGGCATTGAACAGTCCTTCATACACAGGTGTTGGTCTTTCCTCTTATGCAGGATCACAAGGTGCAGGAGCAATTTTTGATGTAGATGTAAATGCTGGTGTATACACAGCGACAGTGGACACAGCAGGAACAGGATACATTGTAAATGATGTGGTAAGATTAGGCGGTTCTATATTTGGTGGAACAGGCGCAAATAATTTAGACATAAGAGTAACTGCTGTGGGCGGTTCGGGTGAAATACAAACAATCAGTGTGGCAGGAACAGCACCGGATCAGACTGTAAATTACACATCACCAACATACACAACTCCAAGTGCTGGAGGAATTACAGCGGCATTCACAGTCACAAGAACAGGAACAGTATACTCTGCAGTGGTAACAACAATTGGAACAGGTTATTCCGCAACAGATGTGCTTACAATATTAGGAACACAACTTGGTGGTGCAACCACAGCCAACGATGCAACAATCACTGTTGATTCAGTTGATGGTAATGGTGGAATTTTAACATTCACAGTAGCAGGTACGGCTGTTAATAGCCAAACATATCCAGATCAAAACACAGGCACTAACATATCAGGAACCAACGCTACTTTTGATGTGGCAATTTCTGGAACTGGTTACACAGTAACTTTAAACAATGCAGGTGACGATTATGGTGTTGGACAAACACACACAATTGAAGGAACAAGTTTAGGTGGAGAAACACCAGCCAATGACGTAACAATAGTGATTGACACAGTGACAGGCACAGGTGCAAGTGGAATTGCAACAATTACGCCAACAGGTACAGCGGCATTAGAAGGAACATCAGGTTACACAGTTGGTGATCAATTCTTTGTAAGTGGAACAGACTTGGGTGCGGCAACACCAACCAACGATGCATACGTATCCGTAAGCACAGTGAACGGCAATGGTGGTATCACAGCATTAACAATCAGCGGAACAGGCACAGATGCCGACGTGGATTATACCAGTGTTACTTGGACAACTAGTGGTTCAGGTACTGGTGCAGTTGTAGACATTAACAGAACAGGAACTGTGTACACAGCGACTTTCACAAACACAGGTGCTTCATTTGCCGGAGCAGACACTATCACAATTTTAGGAACAGCAGTAGGCGGATTAACACCAGCCAATGATGTCACAATCACAGTTGACACAGTGTCAGCAGGTGCAATAGCCACGTACACTGTGGCAGGAACAGCAGTGAACACACAAACATTCACAGATGTAAACAAATCAGCAAGAACACCTTCAGGATTAACAATGGATGTAACATTGTCTGGTGGCTCATACACATTGGCAATTGCAAATGGTGGTAGCGGATATGGTTTAAATCAAACATACAAAATTGAAGGTACATCAGTGTTTGGTGCAACACCAACAAATGATTTAACATTCACAATTGCAGGTATAAATTCTGTAGTAGGAGGTCAAGTTACATCAGTGTCAGCGGCAACCGGAACTGCAAACACAGGAACAGGTAATGCATTGAATGTGACAGGATCGAACAGAGCTCCAATAGGTGTTGGTGCTCAATTCAGTATTACTAGAACCAATGACACAGATTCATCAACTGATTACACAGAAGTCACAGTGATTCAAGATGGTTCAAACTATGCTGTTGGAGACAAAGTTATAATTAGTGGAGCAAGTCTAGGTGGATCAACACCAGCCAATGATTTAACTGTTCGTGTACAATCGATCACTTCATTCGGTGGTGTGGTTACCAACACACATTCAGGAACAGCAATTGGAGGAACTGGTATCAGTGTATACTCTTCAGTAACTATTTCAGATCCAGTTTCACAAGCAATTCCATTATCTTCAACAATATCATATTCTGCATTGGCAACAATGAGAGTTAATTTCACAACACCACATGGACTTGTGCCAGGCAATGCATTTTTAGTTGTAATACAATCAGATGACGGATCAAACAATCACATATTGGCTTCAGGACCGTTCTTGGCAACATCAATTCCATCACCAACAAGTTTAACATATCAAGTGAGATCACCAGGTGCTATCACAGATGCTGGTTGGCAAGGATCTATATATGGTAGACCAGATTCATTCTTTATACACAGACCATTTGATGGTGGTGTGCAATTAGGAACAGGTGGACCGGCTCACGGTGCTCAAGCAATACGTCAATCTAAAAAATATATCAGATATCAATCAGGTAAAGGTTGTATGTATACCACTGGTGCTCTATTTGCTCCAAGTTATGACATACTTGATCTATCCGCAGATGGTACAGCATCAGGTTCCACAATCACTGTAACAACAGATGATGTTGATCATAATTTACAGGTAGGTGCTATTATTAGATTAGTAGGTATTGCAACATCAGGTTATGATGGAACATACACTATCACAGCAATAACAAATGAAAGAACATTCACAGTGATTGCACAAATCACTTTGGGAGGAACTGCTCCAGAATTTACAGATCAACCTCAAGTATCATTGTATCAATGGAATGGTGCCACTGTAAGATCAGGTATATTTGATGATCAAAACGGAATTTTCTGGGAGTATGATGGACAAAACACAAATGCTGTGCAAAGAACTGCCACAAGACAATTGGCAGGAACAATTACAGTTGTACCAGATTCAAATAATGTGGTAGGTGTGGGTACAAGATTCAGAGAACAAATTAAAGCAGGTGACAGAGTTGTAATCAGAGGTATGACACACGTGGTATCAGGAGTTACAGACAACACAACAATGAGTGTTACTCCAGATTATAGAGGTGTTAACACATCATCAGGTGTGAAGATGTGTGCTGTGGTTGATAAGAAAGCAAAACAATCAGAATTTAACAGAGATGTGTTAGACGGTAACGGTCCAAGCGGATACAATTGGGACGTTTCCAAGATGCAGATGATCGGAATTCAATTCTCATGGTATGGGGCTGGATTTATTGACTGGATGTGTAGAGGACAAAAAGGTGATTTTATCTTTGTACACAGAATGAGAAACTCAAACGTTAACACAGAAGCATTTATGAGAACAGGTAACCAACCTGTACGTTATGAAGTAACCAACGAAGGTCCTGGTGCAAAATTATTTGAAAATATGGATGCAACACAAACCACACTTACAGTGGAAGACGCTTCATTCTTCCCAACAACAGGTGGTACAGTGTTCATTGATAATGAAATTATTACATTTACAGGATTATCTGGTGACACATTGACAGGTTGTACAAGAGCGGCACAACTTACAAACTTTGCGGCGGGTGCCACAAGAAACTATTCAGCGGGTGCGGCGGCTCCACACTTTAGAAACACAGGAGTTGTGTTGATATCCAACACAGCATCTCCAATCATATCACACTGGGGATCAGCATATCTAACAGATGGTAATTTTGACGAAGATAGAGGATATCTATTCAGTTACTCAGGACAAGGATTACGACTATCAACAATTAGACAAACAGTATTCTTAATGAGATTGGCTCCTTCAGTATCCAATGCCTTAACAGGTGACTTGGGAGACAGAGATCTATTGAACAGAGCCCAGTTGCTACTGGATGGTATTGAGATTACCACAGAACCGGTTGCGGCAGGACAGACACAAGGTCAGTTGGTGATTCAAGGAATTATTAATCCACAAAACTATCCAATTGATCCAGCAGATATAGGTTGGACAGGACTACAAGGAACAGCACAAGGTGGACAGCCAAGTTTTGCGGAGATTGCTCCGGGTGGATCTGTTAACTGGAACGGTGGTGCATCAATCACACAACAAACAGCAGACACTCAAGCAGAAATGACATCTTCATCTACTCACTGGTTTAACCTAGGCGGTAACAGAAACTATATGTATTTCTTAGAAGCACAATGGGAAGGCAAAGGACACGAGGTAGGTATGCGTGTAACTTCATCACAATTCCCTAGCAACACAGTGGTTACACAGATTCAGGACAGTGGTTCTTATTACTTTGTAAGATTTTCAAACAGACACACAGGCGTATCAGCCGGTGAGGCTGTGAACTTCTCATTTGGTGGCGACTTTACAGGTACTAACTACTTGTTCTTTGATCCAACATCATGGGAAGCCTCAGGTGCAGTTGCAGGTACAGAAGTAGATACAGCAACAACATCAGAATTTCCACCAGGCACAACTGTACAAAGTGTACAGGCTAAAACTGTGTTTGGAACAACAGAGTATTACAGAGTTGACTTTAACCAAACATTCAATGGAACGATATCAGCATCAAGTTCGGTGTCATTTAACTTTGGTCAACCACCTTATGCACAACCAGGTGAAACTATTTTCTCTTTTGTTGCACAACCGGGTGAAAGAGCAACATTGGCTCTAGATAAAATCAAAGCATTGACTAACACTACCTTGGGAGGTAGAGGTACGTTCCCGAATGGTCCAGACGTGTTAGCAATCAATATATTTAGAACTGCTGGTACAGGCGATGTATCCGCAACAGTTACACTGCGTTGGTCTGAAGCACAGGCTTAATGCTCCAACTCATCAAACATATATGCGAAACGTGTGAGTGTGAACAACACTGCAAAAGATCGTGCGGGGAGTGTTTAGATTGTCCAGATTGTATGTGTAAGGAATGTGTAGAATCTAAAAATTCTAAGTAGTCTTATTTTCTATTTTTTGTGAGTCTCCAGGAATTACTCTGTAATTGTCTTCTGGATCATCGGCAGTGCTTACTTCTGTGATACTTCCTCTATCAGTTAAGCATTGTACTTGGTGTGGCATCAGAGGCAAGTTTCTCCAAGTTTCACCTTCATTAAGTTCTTTTGTAAGTAACGTTGCAGTTTGAGTATCAATCCAACTTAACAAAAATTTACCTTCATTTACAAACCAAGTTTCATCTTTGGTTTTATGGAAATGCATTGAAAATTTAGCACCTTTTCTTTCAAACACCATTATTTTACCACAGTATTTGTCGTTGGAAGCCCAAATTAATTCGTATCCCCAACCTTTGTCTACTTTACCTTCTTTATTAATCATTTAGATATTGCTCAACTGTTTTATAATTTATTGTAACATTTTTATTTAATTCTGTCAAATCTGCACAGGTGTAAGACTGATATTGCCCTTTTAAATTTTCTGGCATAGGAATTGTTTCTATTTTGGCATTGTATTTTTTAGCCACAGATTCTGCTACTGATTGAAATGACGTTGCTGTGCCTGTACCAACATTGTAGATACCACTGATGTCTTTTTGTAGCATTTGACACTGCACATTGCACACATCATCTACACACACAAAATCTCTAAGATATTGGTCACTATTTTCGAATAACCTGATCACACCACTGTCTTTTGCTTGTTTTGAAAATTTAGTTACTGGAGATGCTTGATCACCTTTGTGTTCTTCATGTTGTCCATACACATTGAAATATCTAAATCCCTGAACTAATATTTTAAATTCTCCCATGGCTTGTTGAATGAATCTATCAAACAAATATTTGCTCCAAGCATATGGTGATTGAGGATAAACAGGACCATTTTCTACAAAACTGTTTGTGTTGCCATACACACTAGCAGAACTGGCATATTGAAAGTTTACTCCCATGGTGTCACACATCTGTAACAATTTCATACTGTATTCATAATTCTGATCCATGATTAATTCTACATTTCTTTCTGTTGTAGAACTGATTGCTCCAAGATGAATTACCCAATCATACAGGCTGGGGTCAGGAAAAGTGTTAGAAGCATATTCAAACATGGTCACTTCATAATTCATGTCATTTAAATGTTTACACAAATTTTTTCCTATAAATCCTTCCGCTCCTGTTACGCAAATTTTCATTCGTGATGTCTCCAAAGTTTAATTGTATCATGTGCTTCATTGGGCACAATGGGTTTTATAAATTCGCTTCTATGATCAGCAACGAAATTTATGTTTATGTTGATTCTGCTCCTAGCATCTGTACAAGTAGATCCTGTGTGTTTCATGTAACTAGGAAACACAACCATTGAATTAGCAACACTGTCGATTTGGTCATCTTCAAACTCTGTAAAACCATTGTTTGTGTTCACATAATAGATTGCTGTGTAACTCAATGGTATTCCAGTATCGGTATGCATTCCATGAGTGATAATTTTTTCTTTACTTGGAATATTATTTGCTTTTACTCTGATAAAGGTGTGAGGCTGAATGACTTCAAATATAGGAAACAACATTTGCCAATATTCTGGTGTAGTCAAAATTTGACTGACTTCGTGAAACTTATGAACAAACTGCAATTGATGTTTTTCTTCTGTATCAAATTCTGATTTCTTAACCACGTGATCATTGTAATTCCAAGTAAATGTATCATTGGTCATGGTTTTAAAAATATATTCATAGTGCTCTTTTGCCAGTACGTCTGTGCATAACATTCTATTATTTCTTATTTCAATTTTCATTTTTAACTTTCTCTAAAATATTTGTGGTTGAAAAACCGTCTACAGTTGGAAATATCACAACTTCAGCCATCTCATTTCCCACTGTGGTTGCCACGGTGTAATCACCACCTTTCACAATCACATTAGGTTTGATTGTTTGCAATGCTTCTATAGGTGTGTCTTCGTCGAACACGACCACTTGATCTACCCAAGGCAATTCCATCAATTGTTTTTTTCTAATCAATGTATTGTTAAATGGTCTATCATTTCCTTTTAATCTTTTTACACTTTCATCTGCATTTATCCCAACAATCAATTTGTCTCCATGGCTTTTGGCAAATTTTAATAATTCTAAATGTCCTTGATGTAAAATATCAAACACACCGTTGGTCCAAACCACTGTGTCTTCTATATCGCTGATCTGTACCACTGTAACACCTCGATGTTGTATCACTTTACTGGCACCTTTTAATGCCAACGTACAAGCATCTGACATGCTATATCCTTGTTCAACGTATTTTACAATGATTGCCAACACAGTATCTCCTGCACCACTAACATCTGCTAATTCTACAGCATCACCAGTGATATGTTGATATTCATCTTGACCAACAACATGAATGCCGTTGCCGCCATCTGTCACAATTAACCAATCCCAATTAAATTTTGTTCTGAATTGATCAGCAGTTTTAGAATCAAATTTTCCAAACCATTGTTCATATTCTTTCATGTTGGGTTTAACCAAATATGCACCTGTATACGATTCAGGATTTTGTTTTGGATCCACATAAACTCTTTTGACAAGATGCACAACGTCATTAACCAACGATTGGTTGATTACTCCTTTGTTGTAATCGCTGATCAAAACCACATCATCTTTTTGTAAATTTTTTACCAAATTAATCATGGGCTCAGATTGAGTGTATTGTTCTTCACGATCCAACCTCAACAGGTGTTGTCCGTCTGCACCAATCATGCGTGTTTTCACAGTGCTGGTTACAGCATCATTGCTTATGAATGTTTTGATGTTGTTTTTAAGCAGTATTTCTTGTATTCTATGTCCCGGGGCGTCGTTGCCCACGGCACTGTAAAGATGCGTGTCTACGCCGAGATTTGACAGGTTTAAAGCGAGGTTTCCTGCCCCTCCTATGTTGTAATTGCGGTCATTTTCTTTTAATACCAGTGCTGATGCTTCCGGTGATACTTTGGTACAATCACCTTGTACCCACACATCCAGCATTACATCTCCAATTATTTTCATTTGATTAATTTAAGCATTTTAAACACAGTGTCTAATTTAATTTGGTTTGTTTTGTTTTGGAATGTCTTACGCAATCCTTGGTGTAATGGTTTGGGCCAGTTACCAAAAGTTACCCATGCATATCCATCGTGCTCTGTGTTTAAAGTTGGAATAAATTCTTTTTCAACCACACACAAATATGTATGATATAAAAAATTTTCATCGTTACTGATGAAAGTTTCCATTGGAATAGTTTTTTTAATTTGTTGTTCGCCTATTTCTTCTTTAATTTCTCTTTGAAGACCGTCCCATAAATTTTTATCTGAAGTTGTAGTGCCACCAACAAGTCCCCATACATTATTTTGTTTGCTTTGGGTTCTGTGTAATAACAAAAATCTTTTGGTATCTAATGTATAGAAGAGTGCTCCACACCCTACAATTTTACTGTTCATGTAAGTAATTATATGACTACTGGATCTTCCAAGTGCCTTTTCGATATTCACCTTCGAAAGACAATAACCATTCACTACCATTCCATTTGTACTGAACGCCGGTGTTCAAATTGGTAACGTGTGTGAGATCTGTGGTTGTGCTGGCATCAAAAATAACTTCCCAATTTGTGCCGTTCCATTCTATAATGTCATTTGCACCTGCAACTAAATCTATATTGCTGTCACCTTTCCAAGCATCGGCACCATCTTCATTATCAGAATCACCAATACCTTTTAACAACAATAATCTTTTTCCATTCTGTTTGACAGTTGATGGATCAAATTTTGTAGGGTCTACTATAAAGTCAACTGATCCACTTGTTGTGATTGGACCAACAATTACAGTGTCCGTTGGGATTGTATCTTCGTCCCAATTAATTAAAAGTTGGAATGGATTTGCTTCATTGACTGCAACTGTTCCAACTACTTGGGCATCAATACCTTCTCTATTCAAATAAATTTTACTTAATCCGTTTTTATAGTTTGGTATAGTTAAAACATTACCTGTCCATACTTCTCCGCCTATAACACCTTTAGTAATAATTTGAGCAACACTGTTTAACACATAGATGGTTTGATCTATACCTGTTGTTCCTTGCACTGAGTCTGTGTCTTTTCTTACGGCTCTTCCTTTGTCGTCTAACTTGATACTGTTTTCATATCCATCTTGATATGCTTTTAGTTCAGGCATAGTTTGACTTAAATCTATATTTCCTGTTTGCTCATTGAATATACTTGTAATAATGTGTGTGATTACTCCTAATTTTTTTACTTTTGTTGGAGGTGAAATGTATATCGGTGTTGTAAAACCTAAAGTAGCAACATCAACTTCTGTTTCTGTTCCTAATGGAATAGTTCTAGATGAAAAATTAATTTGAGATAATTCTACTACACTCAAACTTGTCCAGTCAACATAGTTGTCTGTGGTTTGTATTTCAAGAGATGGATTAAACAACATCATTATTTGTTCCATTATTTGTAATTTTTGTTCTGTGTTTGATGTCCAAATATCAGCATTCAATGTTAATGTGTATGGTGTGGGCATTAATCGTTCCACCGTGACATTTTTACCTTGTTCATTTAAATATTCTTTACCAGCACTATCATATGCTCTTTCTCTAACATGAACTTTACTAACAAAACTAGAATCTGCTAAACGAGTTCTATCCATTTCTAAACCAGTAACATACACACCCATTCTAGGCACAGACGGTAATTTATTTTCTGAATTATCTCTTATAATGTGTGCAACTTGTCTTGAAATATCTCCATACATAACAGGAATAGTTCTTAATCCACCATCTCCATCTTTGTATGAAAAATTACTCATCAGTCTAATTATTTGAGTAATATATCTTCTAATCTGTCCGTCGTAAAAAAATTGCATTAATTATCCGCCTTTGGTCTGAGTGCTTTTGATAAACTTTGTCTTTCAGTAACTGATTCACCAGCAATCGTTGAAGTTTTAGTATTGTTAACAAACGTACCTTTTTGTGTACTTCGTGTGTCAGTGTTAGTTAGTGTCATACGTATGTTGTCTTCCATTTTTACCCAACGACTATTGTCTCTTCTGAATAATCTATTGGGCAAGAAATCTGTTCTTAAAAAATAATCACCTTTATCAGATGTTGCTGGAAAACTAATACCAAAGCCAAACTGTTCGCCGTTGGGTGCAATACCGTCTCCAAGAATATATCCATCATATCCTTCTTTGCTAGGAGTTTGAGTTACTCTGTCTGCTAATGTGTTTTGTGTGGTTGCATCTAGTTGTGTTGTATCTGTAGTAACTAGTTCAGGTTTTCCGTTATCATCTACTTGTAGTGTATAAAAATGTGCTATGTCGTAACCCGACTTAGGTGAATCTGCTTCTGCTTGTTGAACCACAGCATTGTTAATTTGCATTTCTTGTTCATATGTAGAAAGTACATCTCTTAATGTCTTACCATCGCCTGCTCCGGCGTCTTTGTTTAATATTTCTTTAAACTCTTGTGAGTCGTATATTTGTTTTAGTTTAACTCTATATAGGTGTGGATACCAAGTTTGTGAAAATCCTTCTGCCGCTCTGCTGACATCTTCCACAACATAAAATCTTTTAAGTGCTACATTGAAATCGTTCAGTGCATATTCATCTTTCAAATGAGGTAATTCAAATACATCACCTGGCATAACTTTTCTACCCAATGTTTTAACACTGCTGGTGATTGGAATTGTCATAAACAATGTGTCATTCTGTAAAAATAGTCCAAATTGACTCATGTCAAAATCAATATCTTGCACATTGTATATGCCTCTTAAACTGTACACATCTTGACTGTATTTTCTATCTCTATTTTCAAGGAACAACATGTCTTGTATGTTGGTTTCTTTGACAGCATCATATCTAGGCTCTGCTGGAGTGGCATCTGCTTCATCAGGATTTTTAGGTCCTAGGTATTTGTGTACAAATACATCAGTTC